AGCTTGACCAGGAAGGATCTGGCCGGCATTGGCGACGGAGCCCAAGTTGATCCCTACCAGAGGGATATTCGAGAGTTGGGCAATTGCCGAGCTGCTATTAGACATGTTGAGCACCTTGAGTCGATTGAGCTGGCCGCGTAACGGACGCGGCGCCGCTGTCGCTCAAAGGCGATTGCTCGAGGCTCGGGGCCTTCACATGATTCAACGTCCCGCACCGGGAACATTTGATCTGGAGCTCGGTTATCTCGCCCATACGGGCCAGAAGCTTTTTGCAGTTACCGCATCTGAAGTCTTTCAACATCTGCAAAGCCCTTTGGATTCTGCTAGGCTCCGTCCCGCTCGCGCGAGCAGTGAGGGCCTTGGCTGGCTTGCAGGCTGGTTCTGCGATCTGGTGACTACAGGAGGTGGTCTGAACACCCTCTGTGGTCGCCCTCTCTTTTTTCATTCCGCAAAAACGCAAAAGCCCCGAACTCGTCGGGGCTTTTTCATATGTAGATTTACTCTTCTTCCTGCGGCGAATCTGCCCGAAGCTCCTGCATCGTCAACAGCCCGAGCTTTCGCCGGGGGTTGCCGCACATCCAGCATGAGCAGACCTTCCCATGGTTGGCGAAAACTCCGGCATGCTTTTCTGAAGCATCCCAGTCTTTCGTCTTCTGGATCTGTTTGAATCTTTCCTTTACCCGACGGGTATCGTGCCGCCTTTGTGCTCTTGTCATATCAGTCTCCATGGACCAGATATGACGAAGCCCCGGCAGATTACTCTGGCGAGGCTTTAAGTGTGAGTGGCGTTTGCCGCAGGCAAAATACTCAATATGGCGAAATGATGCCGCCAGCCGTGCGGGAAGTCAAGGAGCTATTTGCGCGCCAATTTCAGCCGAGGCTTCGACGATGGCGCGGCGTACAGATTCGAACGCATCGACATCTGGCAGAGGAACACCAGGAGCAATATCGTAGGCCTGCGGTAGGTACTGGGAGAGCCTGAGATCCAGGCCCAGCGTCATGGCCAGGCGGAACGCATCACCGTCGTCGCTCAGCGGAACCCATACATGCCTATCTTCACTACTCACGCGCAATGGTTCCTCTCGCTGAAAAGCGTTCCAGCGCGGATTCCAATACACGTCGATCCCAGCGGCCTTGGCCGCCAGTTCCAGCAGTTCACGATCCTTCACGCCGCTTCCTTCATCTGATAAATGACAGCCGCCACCGGGCTCAGCGCCATCCTATCAAGGTCCTCGCAGCACTCAAAAGCCCGCGCAATAAAGGGCTCCCAATCCCGCGCCCAGGCGCACGACTCCAGGCGAACACCGTGCTCTGCCCAGAGCCAGGCCCGGAACTTCTCGGCATTGGCCAACGGGTCATCGTTTGCCGACTGGCCGCCCTGGTGCATGTAGCGGTACCGGCGCATGACGCCCTTCACTACATACTCGAGCTTTTCGCGCTTGCCGGCGGTCATCCGTGGCGACTTCGACACCACGATGCCGAACACCACCTCCTCGGCAGCCTCGCGAATATCGTCAGCGTGACGCTTGTCCGGCTGCGGCGCGTACATGAAGTCGCCAAACACGCGCACCTGAGGGTGGAGCTTGGCTATCGCCGACTGAACCCAGCCTGCCAGCGCGCCGTGCACTGCCACGTTCGCGGTAACGCCCTTGTCAGTGGTTTGCACCGCAGTGCCGAGCAAGCATTGCTGCTCCAGGCCGGAGAGCCCGCCGCGTGTCTCGGTGTAGGTGCAGTCATGCCAGGCCAAACGTGCCGAGTTAATCTTCATGCTGTGGCTCTCCCGTTCATTTCTCGAATCAACGCCCGGTACTTGGCCTTGATCGCCTTCAAGTCTTCGATGGTGTAACGCTGGGGCTGATGAGGCCCTTCAAGCCACTCGACCTTTTCAGGCCCTATGCGGCGGATCAGTTCAACCCGGTAATTCACCAGGTCGCCTGATTTGTGGGTGTTGCATGGGGCACACTGGCGCCAGATGTTGAGCGGCTCGAACCTGAGCTCCGGATGCCCACCGGCGGACCGGTAGTGCCCAGCGTGCCATTGGCCGTCGTGGAATCGGCCACAGCTCACGCATGGCAGATGGGCGTCGCGCAAACGGATGAACTCGTTCACCACCGCCTGAGTTTCCCGCAGGTGATCCGCCCTGCTCTTCAGCTTCTCCTTGCGGATCTTGATCTCCTGACGGCCGATATCGGCCAAGGCCTTGCGCGCCCTCCCCGCATTCACGTCCTTGGTGGCCAGCGCGCAGGCTGGGCTGCATACGGCCTGGCCCAGGCGCTGCGGGATGAACTTGGTGGCGCAGGCGGCGTTCTTGCACTTCTTGGGGCGGGGTTGCTTGGCAGTCAGCATGACTCCGCCTCCTTGGCCTTCTGCTGCTCAGGGGTAAAATCACCACGCAGCGGCATAAGCTGGTGTGGCTCGTAGAAGTCGTGAAAGTCACTTTCAGCCCTATCGACCACCCAGCCGGGAGCTGGTGGTGTCCAAATCGAGCCATCTATCAGTTTGTAGCGCTTTGGAGGCGATGCGAACGCCACAAGCTCCACGACGCACATCGCTGGATATGCCTGCCTTGCGCATAGTGTCAGCGCCAGATCCCCCGGCTTGAATTGATGGCTCATGCCGCCGCCTCCCACTGTTCGGGCATCTGCCCTTTTGGCTCGCTCCAGCGAACGCCCTTCTCTTCGCCGAACACGTACATGGTCTCGATCACGTCGCCCAACTCACCCACGGTCATGCGCTTGGTGCTGACGCCGAGCATCACGACGCCGCCGTTGACGCCCTGGGCCATGCGGATCTCCTGCCGGGCTGCTGCCGTCATCAGCGCTTTCCAGTCCTCGGCGTCGAGCTTCTGCATCACGCCGTTGACCGGCCATTCCACCTGGCGGGAGATGTCGCCGAGCATTGCCCACAGCTTGGCGTTCTGCTCCAGGGTGCGGCGGCTCTTCACTGGGCGGACGATGATCTCTACGGCGGTGGCCGGGCACAACTCGAAGGCGAAGGTGTAGGCCTGGCGGAAAGCGTCTTTCAAGCGCTGGGGTCCTGAAAGCCAGAAGTGGCGAGGTTTTGCTATCGAATCCGCCATCACGCAGCCCTCCGAAAAGTCAGCGCCTGGCGGAAAGCCCGTGCTGCCTGAGTGATTTCAGGATCGCGATAGCCGCCCGTACAGGCGCGCAGAAACTTCACCTGCAGCGGTTTCATGCCATGGTCGGCGGCATACTGGGCTTCGAACATTTCGCGGAGCACTTCGCTGTGATCGGTCATGCCGCCACCTCCGTGGAGCATTTCTCGCGAACGTCCGCCAGATACCCGCGCGAGATGAAGGCGTCCACCACGAAGCCCCCCAGTTCGACCGCCAGCGGGTAACGCTCAGCGTGGCCACGGGGAACGTAGAACTTCCGATCCTCCCGGCCGCAGACCGGGTCGAACACGAAATAGCCTTCGTCGGTGACCTCGATCAGAATCTGGTGGTTACCACCCTCGATGTTCAGCGATGGCGCGGTGCACAGGTAAACGCCTTCGTCGGCAATCGGCGGGCAATCCAGGCTGTAGAAAGCGGTGTACCGGATATTCAGGTGCTCGAGCATTTCCCGCAGGGTCAGGTCGCCATCGCGGTATGGCTGGTGAAGCTCGGCTATCACGCTGGCGGCCGGGCGGCCTACGATCATCGCCAAGCACGTCGATACGCAGCTGAATGGGCATGGCTGGGTCTGGAGGGTAATCAGTGAAGTCATGGCTGGATCTCCCCTTGCGATTGCTTGATCAGCAGCGCACGGCGCGCGGCTAGGTCATTGGCGGCGGCGATCTTCAGCTCGATCTTTTTCTCGGCGCTGGCGGCACGCATTTCGAGCATTCCCTTACGAATCCCGGCGAGCTTTTCGCGCAGCTTGGCGCTCGGCTTGGCCGTGGTGCCCGTGAGCAGCCCGGCGATTGCCCGGCCATCTTCGGTTACCGGTTCATGACTCAAATCGGCCAGCAAGAGCGAGGCACGTTCCTGGGGGATGCGCTGGAGCTGCACGGCGGCAGTGACGGCAGCGATCCGGCGCGCAGGGTCGAAGCCCATGGACAGGTTCCATTTCACCGGCGTGGCCGCGGCACGGGCGTCGTACACGAAGCGGTCGTATGCGCTGATGAACGCCATGCGGGCGCCGATCTTGTCGCCTGCGTCGAGCACCGGGCGTGCCGCGTTCAGAGCCAGCTGGATTTCGTCGGTCATCACCACGGTGTCGAACTCGTCGCTCAACGCCAGGGCGATGGCCCACGCCTCGTCGCGGCCCGGGCGACCATCTTCGGCCTGAACCCGCTGCAGGATGGCGGCAAGGGTCAGCCTGCCGGTCAACTCGCGGCGGCAAACCCACAGCGCGTTGGCGATCGAGTTCATGGAGTACTCAGCCAGATCCTCGGCCATGATCTTGGCGGCCGCGGCGCTCAGCGTTTGTCCAAGCGTCTCGGCAGTGGCGCAAATGGCCTTGCTCAGTTCAGCGGTTTCGGCGAAGGAAAGCATTGGTCTCACCCCCCTGCAAAATGCTGCGGCTGGCTTCCTGCGCAGCGTTGATGTTGGCCTGAGTGTTTTCAATCTGGCGCGCGGTGGTCGCGTTCATCTGGCGGTTGGTCGCCCACTGGGTGTGGTAGGCCTCAGCCTTGGCGATCAGGTTGGTCAGGCTGTGGCAGTCGTTGATCAGGCGGGCATCATTGATGGTCAGGTAGTACGCAGCCACGCTGTGCGCAACTTCGATCCCAAGGCGGTCGACGAGCTTGCCGAGGATTCCACCAGCGGCGGCGTTCCAAACCGGCCAGCACTGGTAGCGCTTGCGGTAGGCCATGGCGTAGTTGGCCCAAGCCTTGAAGGTTTTGCAGGTCTGGTCCTTGGGTCCTGGCATGTCGGCGGGAATCTCGACACGAGGTGCCTCAGGTCGATCAATCACCAGCACCAGGCCGCCGGGTTGGGTCGGCCCCGCCGAGCCTTCCGGCAAGTCCTGACTTGTACCCTGATTGGTATCCTGATTATTGGTATCCTGATTTGTCGGAGATTTTTCCGACCCTACCCCGGATTTTTTTCCGACCTTGCTCGGAGATTTTTCCGAGGTAGATCGGATTTTTTTCCGACCTTGGGTTGAAGGTGGGGTCGGATATTTTTCCGACCCATCAAGTTTCTGATTCCACTCGGCAGCCTTCGCGGTGAGTCGAAACAGCGTGATGCTCGAAGTGCTCGACAGCTCGATCAGGCCGGCCTCGTCCAGAGCCTTCAGCAGGCGGTAGGCGGTATCTGGCTTGTCAGTAAGCAACGGCAGCTCCTCGACGATCTTCGCCTTGCTGAGCGCGAAGAAAACACCGTCGTCGGTGGTGATCGGCTTCGTCCAGCTCGGGCAGCCGTAGATGAACGCGAACAGGAGGGCCTGCTGAGAATTCAGCCCCCACTCCAGCGCCTTCACCTGGTTGATGGTTACGGTGAACTGCATGTCAGGCCTTCCCGACCAATTTGGCCAATTCAAGGAAGCGGTCGACGTACCAGTGAGGCTGCGTCTCGCGGGGGGATTGGGGGCTGGTGAGGTTTTTGCCGTAGCGCAGGCCCTTGTCGGTGATCGACCAGAAGTCGACCATTTCCTGCTTCGAGTTCTTGCGCTGCATTACCTTGAGCAGGCCGGCCGCCGCCAGGGCGCGGTTGAATATCGCGGGCGACATGCGAATGTCGTGGTCTTTCAGCAGCGCTGTCGCCGACTTGGTGGGCATGGAGCTGCCGCCGGCGGCATCGGGCGCGGCATCGACGGCGTAGCTAGGGAGAAACTTCGGGTCGAGGCCGTTGTTCTCGGCGATCTTAGAAAGCATCAGCACTTGGCTGGATGCCGCGGGCCTCAGCAGGCGCGTGAAGCACTCCATGATCGCGAGCTCGCCAATCACCTTGGTGCCGTTAGCCGCTACCGCCTGGCGCGCCTGCGATTGGCCTTCGAGTTCGTGCCAGCGGCGAATGACCTTCATGCGCAGTCCGGCGCTGTAGCCAGTCAGCAAGCAATCCGTGTGCTCGCGATCTAGCAGGTACTGGACCTGCTCGCGGTTGCGACCATCCAGATAGATGTCCTCAAACTTGAGTACATCGGCCTTCAGGTCTTTCAGCATCGTGACGATATCGCGCTTCACGTTGTCGTGACGCTTGCCTGTGACGCTGGCGATCTCGCGCGACGACATCGTGCGCGCCACGTTTTCGTAGCTGCCGTTTCGTGGCGCGGGATGGGGATTGATCATGTGGTTCTGTGTGTGCATACTTACCTCACTCGTTACAGCATTAAGCCGGGCCGCAATCCCGGCTTTTTTGTGCCTGGGATTCCACTTCATAGTGGGTCCCTCCAGGGCACCGATCTGGAGAAGCTTTCCGAAATCAGCTCAAATTTTCCCGCGCATGCGCGGAAAAGCTGAACTACGCCGCCTTCACGGATGCATCCATCACATCCAGGCTCTTACGCACGTGATCGATCTCGACGCGGATCTGCGCCTTCTCGAAGGTGCTCACGTGGTTGTCGTCCAGCGCCGCGTGCACGGCGATGGTCAGGTCGGCTACCTCCTTGCCTACGTTGATCAGGGAGGCAGTGAGCTCGCGCGGCTGCGGCGCGGTCTTGGCGACCAACTCGAAACCGAAAGAATCAGCCAGTGCTGCCAGCGGACGCATGTCTTGGGTGTGCAGCAGGATCCCGAACAGATGCTCGACGGTCAGCCGGTGTGCCTCGTTGTCAGGATTTGCGCGCTGCAGCAGGCCGACATGGGGAACGCCCATCTTTGCGGCCAGGACCTTGGCCTCCCCGTCCAGTACGGCGCTCTGCGTAGCCCTCAGAAATTCTTCCATTCGTAAAACCTCAAGTTTGTTTCCGTGGTGGCTATGCGCCGTTTTTTGGAATATGGCTTTACCGGATCGGCACTGATGCCAACCCCGGCATGGATGCCACCGAGCTACGCGGCGGTTTTCTTCGACGTCGCCTTGATGTTCTTGGCAAGCTCGTCATGCATCTGGTCAATCGCGATCCCAGCCACATAGCTCGGGTTGCTGATCTGGCCGTTACGGATGCGGAAGATGGTGGAGATGTCGCACTTGGCCCGTTCAGCGATGACCTTGTAGGTCCAGCCAGAGCCCAACAATGCATCCAGTTTTTTCGGAAGATCGGTAGCGCTCATGGCTGCCTCCTTTTGTAGATATGCACATGATCATGCACCAGTGCATAACTGTCAACGCCCTACTCACTTGATGTATGCACCGACCAAGGCGACGATTGCACTCATGCATAAAACTATCGATAAAATCCTGGCAGAGCTAATGAGCAAGGCCGGTCTTAATCAGGCCGACCTATCGCGCATGGCTAATGTTGGCCAGCCCACAATCTCCCGTATCCTCAAGCCGAATGGCCCGAAAGGGATCAAAGAGCCGAGCGACAAACAGGTCCGTCCGCTAGCCGACTTTTTCGGCGTGAGCACGGATCAGTTGCGTGGGTATGCCCCGCTTAGCACTGATCCTCAGGAATCTGTCGCTCCAAAGGAAAAACCCGCGTCGTCAATCGATGCAGTCAAGGAAATGCTCGCGCGCGCTACCAAGATCCCTGAGCACTTGAAGAAAAAGATCTTAGAAGCTGCCGAGCAGCCGGCCATAGCTACGAATGTGATCGCTGTCGACTTCTCCCGCCCAGGCCAAGTCGGCGACGAGGTATGGATCGCCCACTACGACGTCCGCGCAGCAATGGGCGGGGGCCAGATCCCGCACGAATACCCGGAAATGCTCCAGGACATCAGAGTGAGCCCGCGCCATCTGCGAGAGATGGGTGTCCAGTTTAAGGAGCACTTTCACCTCAAAATGATTACGGGCTGGGGCCAGTCGATGGCGCCGACGATCAAGGACCGCGACCCGCTGCTGGTGGACGTGACCGTCCGAGAGTTCACGGGCGACGGGATCTACCTGCTTTCTCACGACGAAATGCTCTATGTGAAGCGGCTGCAGAAGAAGGGCAAGGACCACTTCAAGATGATCTCGGACAACAAGCTCCACGATCCGCAGGACATCCGAGTGGATGACACCCACATCCTGGCTCGGGTGCTGTATGTGTGGAATGGGCAGGCGGTGTAGATCCACTTCACAGGCCGGTTGATCAGGCTTGGCGGCGACTCTGATCTGGCGAGGTACGCGGATGAGGTGCTCTGATGGACGGATTTGTGCGCGATTTTGACTAGCGCAGATTACTGCATGGCAAAAAGCCCAAGGCTATGGAGCTAGTTCGGGGTCTTCACTTGGTAGGCTTTCCTCATAATGATCCTCGTATATGCAGGTTCAGCCAGGCTCTGTATGGGGCGTACGAAATGCAACTCGCGGAGATCAACGAGGTGCATTTCGATTAACTTCAAGCTAACGCCTACAGATTCCACACGAAATCATTCGGCCTTGCGCTTTGAATTTGAAATAAATCTAGTATTAGAAAGCGGAGACTCGTAGTAATCTTCATCTAAGAAACGAAGCAGCTTACGCAACTCTGTATTGTTATCAGGAACCACAATTCTTCCATCATCGGAAAGAATCAACGGAAACTGCATACTTGCGGCGACAGCGACAATTTGGTCCGTACTATAATTCTCTAAAACTGCTGACTGTCGGATGAGGGAAATCTTCTTCCTAATTTGTGGGCCAGCAGACTCTAGAAAAGCGGCCACATTACCAACAGCCAATTTTTCGTGTCCAGCAAACGTAGTGACCTCTTCGTTCGTTGCCTCTCTAAAATAATCAGATAAATCAAACACCCGTTTAGCAAAATGAAAGCTATGGAATTTTAGAGTTGCCCCCTCTAAAACAGCCAGAAGCTTCGTATCTAGGGACAACCCAGATTCTGTCATCTTCTGGAATTGATTATTCGCAAAAAATAACATCATGCCGGAGCGCTCGATCAAGCGCCGACGCTCAAATATCTGAACCAGAACCCGCGTAGCGCCGTCTACGCTCAGGCCTGTGAAAATAGCTCTAACTAAGTCGAGACTGTGCGTATTTGGATCATACTGGTCTACAGATAAGGGGTTGGTAACTGCTGCCAGCAGTCCATCAACATCTGCGAAATCTGGGATCTCCAAGAGCTCACCTTCTTCAGGTGTATAACGCCCATCAAAGGGCACTACGGTATCTACCCCTCTAAAGAATGAATCGTGCTGTTCCGTAAATGCGAGAGCGATATCTGCGCTCAAATCCGAAGATAGAGGGAAACGTATCAGTCTGGGCCCAGCAACATCCATCAATGCGAACAGATTCATTTTATTTATTCCTTTTCGTGGCTTCTAAAATTCCGTATTCAGTCAACTGCACCACATTAGTTATACTCGCAACATTATTAATCGTCCTTTTAGTAATTAATAGGTAGGTGACACCTTCTTGAGTTTCGACCTCATAAAAATGAAACCCAAGAAGACCCAGCACAGGATTAACATGTAATGCGTGCGTTGTCCACAAAACAAATATCAACATTGCTCCAGCGAGTAACCATGCACCGAAATCCAGACCGGCATTACCCCTGAATATTAAAGGCAGCGCGTAGGCAACAAAAAAGCCAACTACTTCCTTATCAGCGCTTTTTACCTTTTTTATTGTAATAGGTAGACGCTCAAATTTCTCCGAGGCTTCCGAAATAATCCAACTTGATGAAATCCCGAGAATCAAGCACGCGCAGATTGCATATACGCACAGCAGCCATTCTCCCTTCAGGGCTCCGAAAATATAAGCTAATGATACCGAAACCGGCGCTATAGCGGTGAGCGCGAGAAGCACTCGAGTTGGCTTACCTAGCATGTCTTCCCTCTCCGTGGGCTCGCGCCATCGTATCGCAATCATCCATAAAAAGCCTCCAAGAGTAACCACACCGCCAAGCACTGTATGCATGACCAGTATACGCGAGAATTTGCTCTATCTGAGGCGCCATCTGTCGCTACCGTGAAGAGCATCCCGCCCGTCGTGCGAAGCTGCGCACCGGGCTTTTATTCCCTGCTCTACTTGCCTGGCACCGTAGCCCGCCCTGAGCGGTTTTTTTTGCGCGGAATGTCTCTCGGGACGGGTTGACCTTGCTGTTCAGTCACATACCGTCAAAGGCTCAACCCAAGCAGCGAGAGCTTCATGAATAGATCAAAAATCCAAGCAGCCTCTCAGCAAAGCCACCGCCGCATTACCATTGAGCATCGAGCACCAAGTCGTCAGCAAGAATCGAATCCGATTTAAGGTGACGCTCGAGAATGGATCAGCTGTATTGCGGGGTAGCAACAACCCAAGCATCTTCTGCTACGAATCCAACACTGCACAGCTTACGGATCTGTTCACCACCGTCCTTGATGCTTGCGGCTGGCCGCCATCCAGTGATGGCGTGTGGCCTGCGTGGTAGAATCACGGCTCAATCAAGGAGTCAGTAGAAGTGGAAGGAAACGAAAAGCAGTGCCCGTATTGCGCGGAAACCATCAAGGCTGAGGCGATCCGCTGCAAGCATTGCCAGGCTGATCTTACTCAAGATATTGCAGCGGCTGCGCCACCCACGCCTGAGAAGAAGCTTGGGTTCTTCCCGAAGCTGCTTATCGTTGTCGTGGGTCTTGTTGTCGCCTTTCTAGCATTTGGCTTTTTTGTTGGCGGAAGCCCTGAAGCACAGGCGAAAGCTCGGGCCAGGGCCGCGATAGAACTTTGTCACAAGGAAGAATCAAGCTACACAGGCCCTGCTGGCGCCAGGCAGATAATCAACGGCGCCTGCGTGAAGCTGGAGAATGATTTCAGGACTCGATTCGGGTTCGCGCCATAACGATTGCTCGTCACGAAAGCCCGCTCCGCGCGGGCTTTTTTGCGCTCGTCAGAAAGGCGCCTCTTCCTCCACCCTCTCCTGCTCCCACTCGTCCATACCCTGTATCCCTTCTTTCTCCTGCTCCTTCCAGCTCACCGTGATGCTGCCATCGTCGTTGTGCTCCAGCTCCAACTCGTCGGTCGCGGCGATCTGGCTCAATGCCTCCTCCCATTCCTGATCGCCGTCGGTATCGAGCCGGTGGATAGTCACCCAGCGCTGCAGCTGCGCGATCGGGTGATTGATCATCTCGGACACCCGCAGGCTCAGCCGCTCCATCCCTGACATTCCTTGGCGCTCCTGTTGCGCCTCCCCGACCTGACCTGCCATACCGTACCTCCAAAGCTGTATATCCATCCAGTAATGGCGCAAGCATAGCGACGCTTGTGGGAAATGTGAACCTTCTGCTGTGAGAATTTTCAGTGATGCACGAATGCAAAAATATATGCACTGGTGCATTGACAGCGAAATTGCACTGGTGCATATTTCACCCATCGAAACGCAACAGCGGATCGCCAGGGCCTCAAGAGACCCGCCGCTCTTTAACAACCAGTGCAAGAAACAACAGACCGCATTGCCTCTACCGGCGACCGGCGATCAGACAGCCCCGAAAGGCTGCCCACGACAGGGAGAACCCTGTACGGCTGACGATGGTGAAACGCCAAAACCGAGTGAATGACCCGGCAAGCAATGCGCCCCGCGAATCCCAGCGGCAGAAGGGAGAGACACCCAAATTTGATAGGTGGCCACTGCCTGCCCAGTGAGCGAAAAGCAGGAGATACGGCCATGAAGCGCTAAACCCTGATCCACCCGTGCGGCGCAGAAAGCCTGAAGGCTGCGCCCAATACCTAACAGGCAGCGGAAAGCAGGGTCGTCGATGTCACCGCGCATTGGCCGGAAGGTAGGCCCACCCCAAGCAAGACGTGCACCGCAGATGCTTCAAGCCGCGACCGACGCCAGTAGCGGGTCGCGGTGCAAGACCAGATTTCACTGGCTGGCCTTGGCGACAGGGCCAGACGGGAAATCAACCGGAGATAACCCATGACCCGCAACGAACACGATGACATTGAAGCCGTAGCGATCGCAGTGCTGATCGGCCTGCTAAGTGCTGGAGGCACCGCGCAGGAGATTATCTCGGCCAAAGCATTCGACATCGCAGAGGCATTCCAGGAGGAAAAGCTGAAGCGGATCGGCGAGAAGCCACCCTTCGATCACTGATTCCCCCCTCCCTACACAGGGAGCTGGTAACCACCTGGAGGCAAGACGAAATGGTCACGCCAGAACAAGCCGAGGTGATCGCAAATAAGGCGGTCGAGAACTACATCAGCGCCTGCGGGCCTCAGAACATTGAGGATGTCGGTCGGTTGCTGTTAAAGCTGCTGAGCATGACCGGGCTAGCGATGTGCGCCGCGCGAGGTCAGCCGGGAGCAGTAGCGGCGATTGAAAGCGTGGCTCTGCACGTTGCAAACGAGAAATATAAACACGCTCGTTTTGAGTCTGTTCAGCAGCACTGACCCACCCTTAGGCATTCTCGCGAGTGCCCATCGGAAAGCATCGATAGACGCCAGATCGGTAGGCGGTCGCTCCCCTGCTGAGATAGCGAGACAAAGCCCGCTACTTACGAGCTTCGATGCTTTCCGATGTCGGACGCCAACCCCGCAGATGCGGGACACCTGGTATCACCGTAACACGCAGATGAACGCCCGGGCTGACGGGTAGCGACGCAGGCTCATAAGCGCGGCGCCAGTGGGCGAAAGCTGGCTGGCTTGGTTGAACCTGGCACTTCACACGCAAGCGGGGGATCAGCGCCCGCCATCTGCACCCTCTTCCCCCAACCCATACGACCGCATCGGCGGGTGCCAGGCTGGCTATTCACGCCCAGCTTGGTCCCTGTTGCCTGGCATCCGACCAATGCGGTCATGAGGATCGATCAATGAGCAAGCAACCCTCGAAGATTCAATACGCATATGAACTGTTCAAGCCACACAGCCTTGATGCCCATTTTGGCGGCGGATTTAACTCTCGCGTTCAAGGCGTTGAGCTCCCCGATGCCATCAATGGTGCATACAGGGCTGGTGGAAGGCCGACGAAATGATCTCGGCCGGCAAAATCTACTTCGTCCACCCCTTTCCGCACGGCAAGTGCAAGGCGACCGGCTTCATCTACGGCGGCACCTGGGCCTGCAATGCATGTAACAGCGATGGCTTTCAGAAGCCATGGTGGAACGTCCGCGTAATTAAGGACGGCATGGCGTGGTGCGTGGTCGGCGAAGGCTTTGAAGACCTGCAGGCGTCAAGCAACTACGCATTCGGCGACACCAAGCAGCAAGCCCTCGACGCCTACGCAGAGCTGATGAACGCCACCGCCTAACCCACCCAGCGCCCACGGAGGCGACCATGAACGCAGCAGCACAACTCGCATATGACAATCGCCTCCCTGAGCCCGATAACGAGGGCTTTCTCGGCACCGAGGCTGGCCAGCAGTGGCTGAAGGACAGCGCGGCGGACCTGATCGGGCGGCGCGATGTAACGGCGCCCACGGCAGTCGGCCGGGCGCGGGTGCTGGTTAGCAAGCACCGGCTGGAAATGGCGCTTGGCGAGCACATGCAGTGCCGCCTGGATCCGACCAACTGCGTCGAGCAAATCCTGATCGCGGTCATTGCGGTGGGGCTCGGGCATCCCCTGTTCATGCTGGCCGCCCGGGCAGTCGGCGGCGCCAACGTGGTGGCCGATATAGCCGAGCGCCTGGTCGCGCCCAAGGCTGATGAATACCTGGCTGCGAAGATCGAAAGCGATCGCGTCGAGCGGGAGTGTGGTTTTTGAGCGCTCACGTAGCAGACGCCTACATCCAACTCGAAATCGCCCGCATGGCCCTCTCCGTCAGCCCAGCCGCCGACCAAACTTTCGTCATGGGCATGATCGCCATGGCCGAGATGCTCGGGCAGCTGACCTACCAAGAGGCCGAGGCCTACCGGGAAGCGCTGGAGCGCAAGACCGGCAACCGCATTGTTGAACTGAGGAGAGCCGCATGAGCCAGCCAATCGTGATGTCCCTGATCGATGAACAGGTCTCCGAGCTTCCCGAGCATTTGTCAGTACCCAGCGACCGGGTGCTGATGGTGTTCAAGGGCCTGACCATGGCCGATGCGCTGCACCAGGCCGAACTGGCCAGCATCGAGAACCCTGAGGCGTGGTGTCGCCGGGCGTGCCTGTGTGGAGAGTGGACCCTGACCTATGAGGTGCTGGCATGAGCTACAGCAAAGTGGACTACTTCGCCGAAGGCCTTTCCGAATCCTTCGACGAGCACGGAATCGTGGCTACCGTCGAACAGATCCGTGCGGTTGCGGCAAATGTCGAGCTTTATGTCGAGCATCAAGGGATGGCGTTCTACTCCCCGCCTGCTTCTGACCGAATAAACGACATCGAACGCGAGTGGAAAGCCAAGTACGAAGCGCTGCGCAAAGAGTTTGCTGCCTATCAAGGCAATGCCGAGACGGCGGTTAAAAAGGCGCTCCGGCAAAACAGCGATGCGAACGTTTCCATCGGTCAATACGGCGAAGTTCACCGGCATGACGGCCGCACCACTCAAATCTTGTAACCACCCCATTCAATCGCAGCGCCCCGGCAACGGCATGGCGCAAGGAGCTCCCGTGTCCGCAACTCAACAAGTCATCACCATCGACGACATCAGCCCAGAGAACGCGCCGGTCATTTACGTGGCCGGCGGCCTGAACCAGTTCCTCGAAGCCGTGAAGGTCGAGGTAACCGGCGAGGTGCCGGACCTGACTACCCGCAAGGGCCGCGAGCGCATCGCCAGCCTGGCCGCCAAGGTCAGCAAGTCGAAGGCCGCGGTCGAAAAGCCCGGCCGGGACTACCTGAAGCGCCTCAAGGAAATGCCGAAGGTGGTCGAGGCCGAGTTGCGTGAGTTCGTGATCTCAATGGACGCCCTGCGGGACGCCACTCGCCAGCCGCTGACGGACTGGGAGAAGGCCGAGGATGCGCGGGTCGATGCCCACAACGATGGTATCGCACGCCTCAAGGCCATGGGCGAGCCGGACGGGCATGAAGACTCCAGCGAGATCGAAGCGCTTATCGCCAGTCTGGAAGCTCAGGAGATCGGCGAAAGCTGGGAGGAATTCCAGCCCGAGGCACTGCAGGCGAAAGACCTGGCGCTGCGCCAACTACGCCCGCTTCTGGCGGCCATGAAGCAGCGTGAAGCCGAGCAGGCCGAACTGGCCCGCCTGCGCAAAGAGTCGGAAGAGCGCGCCGAGCAGGATCGCATCCGGCTGGAGCGGGAAGCCGCAGTCGAGCAGGAGCGCCAGCGTGTCGCCAAGGAACAGCAGGCTGAGCGCGATGCCGCCGCCAAACGCGAGCAAGCCCTGAAAGACCAGGCCGCCGCCCAAGAGCGCGACGCCGAGAACCAGCGCCTGCAACTGCAGCTACAGGCTGAGCAGGCCGAGCGCCAAGCAGCACAGGCCAAGGCTAACCAGGTGGCCGCCGAGCAACGCGCCGAGCAGAACCGGATCGACGCCGAAGCCCGACAAGCCAAAGCAGTCGAGCAAGCGCGCCTCGATGAGCTGGCCCGCCAGAAGGCAGCCGCCGACGAGATCCTGCGGCAGGAGAAGCTGCGGGAGGCCGACAAGGCCCATAAAGGCGCCATCTACAAGGCCGCTAAAGAGGCCTTCATGCAGCACGGCATGACCGAAGACTGCGCTCGCCTGGCGGTGAAGCTGATCGCGAGCAACTTCATCCCTGCCGTCAAAATCGAATATTGAGGTCGTCATGAATCAGGCCGTCACCACTATCACGCAGGACATTTACGCGCAGCGCAATCAGTTCGCGAATGTCCTGACAGACCGATCGCTCAACTTCGAGCGCGAGGCTGAGTTCGCCATCCAGGTGATCACGGCCAACGAGTACGCCACCAAGATCGCGCTGCAGAACCGGCAGTCGGTGGCCAACGCCATCACGAACATCGCCGCTATCGGAATCAGCCTGAACCCGGCGAAGAAGCAGGCCTATCTAGTCCCTCGGGACGGGAAAATCTGCCTCGATATCAGCTATATCGGCTTGATGGATCTGGCGATGTCGACCGGCGCCATTCGCTGGGCTCAGGCCGAACTGGTCTACGCCGCCGACTCCTTCTCCCTCAACGGCTTCGACAAGCCACCATCTCACTCCTACAACCCCTTCGCCAAGGATCGCGGCGAGCCGATAGGCGTGTACGTAGTCGTCAAGACCGCCGACGGCGACTACCTCACCGAGACGATGAGTATCGACGACGTAAACGCCATCCGCGATCGGTCGAGCGCCTGGAAGGCCTGGATCGGCAAGCAGAAGAGCTGCCCATGGGTCACCGACCCCGGCGAGATGGCTAAGAAGACGGTGGTAAAGCGCGGCTACAAGTACTGGCCGAAGACGGACCGCCTCGAACAGGCGATTCATCACCTAAACACGGACGGTGGCGAGGGATTGGCCGGGATGCCCGGTTCGGCGCCGAGCGATCCCGAACTGGTCAACAACTGGATCGACCTGGCTATGAAGGCCGGCAGCCTGGAATCCCTTGCCGACGTGTACCACCAAGGCACGGCAGCCATGAAACAAGCCAAAGACGCTGCAGGCCACGCCCGCTTCAAGGCGGAAGTGACCAAGCGCAGCGAAATTCTGAAAGCAGAGTCTGCGCCAATCGATGGCCAGGCCGAGGAGGTTTTAGATGGAGCAGCGTAGCGCAGAATGGTTTGCGGCCCGGCTGGGCTGTGTAACCGCCAGCAAGGTGAAAGACGTGATGGCCAGCGGCCGTGGTGGAGCGCCGTCGGCGACCCGCAAGAATTACATGATGGAGCTGCTGTGTGAGCGCCTGACGGGCAAGCAAGGTGGCGCCGATCTCTCCCGCAATGCCGCGGTGCAACGCGGGGTCGAGCTGGAGCCGTTCGCCGGCATGGCCTATGAGGCGGACAAGGGGGTCATGATCGTCGAGTCCGGCCTGATCATGCATCCGACCATCGCCCGCTTTGGCGCCTCGCCTGACGGCCTGATAGGTGACGATGGCGTGCTGGAGATCAAGTGTCCGAACACGGCCACCCACATCG